GCCTCGCAACCATGAATGGCTTCCAGGACAGGACGTTGTGTACGTACAACGTACAGCAGCAGGATGGATGCCCTCTTCCATTGTTGGCACCATTGAAGGTTTTGATGCAAGCGGACGAGCCAGGAAGGCACGAGTACGCTGGCATTCAGCTACGGACATTGCTCCTACAATCAGTTTGCAACGACTTCGGCCTCTCTCGCTGATCACCAATGCTTACCAAGGCAACTGACGATTTGCTTAAAGATTTTTCAAAGTTTGCTGGCGCGCTGCTCGTAATTTTTGGCCTTATGTGCTTGAGGGCTTGGTTGATAAGCATTTGCGTGGGCCTGCTAATCCCAAGCTTTGCGCTTGGCTTCTGGCAATGGTTCCTAATCGCCGCCACATTTCGCATGCTCATTGCCTCTGACAAAACTTGATGATGAATCAAATTGATCCGCTGATGGATGGCATCAGCATGGTGCGTCTCATCGACTGGATGGGAAGCTCCCTCGACATTGTTTGCGATGCTCGCCAAAGCTTTGATCAAACAAGCAGCGAATGGTCTGAAAAGGACCAGAAGCTGCTGAACTATCTCGTTAAGCATCAACACACCAGTCCATTTCGTGGCGTGGTCACAAAATGGCAAGTGAAGGCTCCATTGTTCATTTGTCGGCAATGGTGGAAGCATGTAATTGGTGGTACGTTCGCTAATGACACACTTGGCTGGAATGAGAAAAGCTTCCGCTACTGCGAAGCTGACGACGAAGCCTATTACATGCCTCGTGGGTTCCGCCAACAAAGCCCTAGTAACAAGCAGGCCTCTAGCGGCCCCCTAGAGCCCAGCATGAACCAAGTGGCCATGATTGAATACGCCAAGGCTCTAGAGCAAACCAAGCAGGCTTACAAAGCGCTGCTGACGTTAGGAGTGAGCAAAGAGCAGGCACGGGGCATTCTGCCTATGTCCACCTACACGTCCTTCACCTGGACCTGTAGCTTGCAAGCTTTGTTGCATTTCATTTCATTGCGAGACAAGGCCGATAGCCAAGGCGAAATTCAAGCCTATGCTCAAGCGCTTGCCTCCCTCGCTCGTCCATTGTTTAAAGAAGCCTTCGAGGCTTTTGACCTTCACCAATCTTCCTTCTAATGACTGACGCCGTAAACCATCCCCGTCATTATGCCAAAAACGGTGGCATTGAATGTATTGAGGCCATCGAAGCCTCAATGGACAAAGACGACTTTAGGGGTTTCCTAAAAGGAAATATCATCAAATATGTTTGGCGCTATGAAGACAAGAATGGTTTGGAGGATTTGAAGAAAGCAAGCTGGTACCTTGACCTTCTCATCTTTAATATGGAAAATGAGCCACAGCAAGAAGCAGTTGAAGCTCTTGAGAACGCCTCTCAACAATGCGAAGGAGGATTCTGTCCCATGCCGGGCATTCGCTACGATCTCCCAGGAAAACAAGTGATGTTTGCTCCCGTCGAGAGCTAAGCGGCACTACAACAAAGCCCCCAGAAGGGGGCTTTTTCATGCTCAATTGTCTGATGCAGCGGCAGCACAATCCCTTTCTTCTCGCACCATGCTTCAAGTTCCTTCTGATCAGTGTGAGCACTAACAAAGCTATTGCAATACACCCATGCCATCACAATTTCTTCTCGCTTTTCCGTCCAAAATGGCTGCACTCGCCACCACTCAAGCATTGGAAGGCTGCCCTTCTTAAGATTACAGGCCTTGCATGCGGGAAGCATGTTCCAACGACTGAAATGGGGACCTCCTTTGCTCTTAGGAACAATGTGATCAATCGTAAGCTTTTCTTTCCATTCTCCGCAATACGCGCAAGCACATTGTCCGAATGGCCCTCTCAAGAAATAGTCTTCAAAAATGCTCTTGCGAAACCTACGCTTTGCGTCACCAGGGCGAAGTTCAATGAGAGAATAAAGCAGCTCATCAGGACCATTCGCTCTTGGCATGGCACTATTTAGTTGTCTTGTCCATAGTTTAACGTTAATTAACAGCTCGCGTTCTTCTATAGAATGAAGGTATTGATTGATGGCTATGGACAGTTTCAAGGACGGCCTTGCAAATTTCGTAGCCACTATTACGGCTGGCATGCTTCTGTCAACTGGAGCTATGCTCATTGCAGTGGGCACTCAACAAGCGAGAGTGGCAGTGCAAATTGAAACCGTCACAGAAAAGCTTTCCACTCTGACAGACAAGATGAGCGAGATGGAAAATAGAGTCCGTAATCTAGAGATTGAACGCTAGGCTATTTATATCTCCATTGCATCTCTCGTCATGAGCGGCATTGAATGGTTCGTTATTGGTGGCATCATTGTTGCTGCTGCTGACCAAATTATCGAACGCACTCCCTACAAGGAAAACAACGTTATCCAGCTTTTGCTGACTGGTCTTAAGGCAATCTTCCGCGTGAAGGACTGAAGCCATGTGGCCTTCAAACCGGGCTTTTTGGAACGAATGCTTCCAAATTGCCCGTAAATATGGCGCTCGCTACCCTGAACTGGTAGCGGCACAATGCTGCTTAGAGAGTGGCTTTGGCAATCACGTGTCTGGCACCCACAATTACATCGGTGCAAAAGGCGAAGGCACTACTACTACCACGCAAGAATTTTACGATGGCCAATGGGTGACCATCAAAGCTGGATTCATTGATTTTCCTAGTCTTGCTGCTTGCATTGAATATTTGATCACTCGTTGGTATAAAGACTATCGTCATTTCAAGGGCATTAATAATGCTCCAAATCGCTATGCAGCAGCGCGAATGCTCAAGGAGCAATCGTATGCCACTGATCCAGATTATCCTGCAAAATTGTCTAAGCTCATGAAGGAATATGCCCCTGAGAGCACTGCTTTTACTATGATTGGCCCTAAAAAACGTCCGCAAGATTTTGGCTTTAAGAAAGGCGATTCACATTTGATTGTGAACGATGCAGTGGAAACCATGAAAGCTTTCTCTTTTGAAGGAAAGCTTTTATGGGAAATCCCGTGTCTCGCTCGTGGGCAATACAGTGATTTTGAATGGAAAATCACAAATTCAGACACGCCGCCTGGAATTTACAAGATTGGCGCTATTTATAAAGACTATGAGCGAGTGGGCGACAAGCCTGCATATGATCGCACTCTTATGGCCTACGGCTGGTACAGCTTCGACATGGTCGAACTAGAAAATCAAGAAGCTGGTAGTGGCAGGGCAGGAATTATGACCCATGGTGGCGGAAGTGCAAATGGTTGGCCTGGAGCATGGGCTCCAAAGCAGCCTCTTGTCCCCACTCATGGTTGCGTGCGCTGTCATAATATCGACTTGCGCGACAAGATTCTTCCTCTCACTAAAACTGGCACCGTGTACATTTCAGTTTTTCAAGAAGGCTAATTATTCGCCATTCGCAAATAGCAAATGAACTGGCAATCTTGGTTTAATGCACTTTGCTATGAACTAGCCTTATGGGCCGCCTCAAGGCGGCCTTCTCTTGCATTGAAGCCATGGTTCAAAATGCTCATGGCTCATTGCCGCCCTGATTGGTCGGAATGGAAAACCAAAGCAGTAATAAAGAAAATTGACCAGCAGGCAATCACACTGGTTAAACGATGGGAAGAGGATGAGCGGGAAACAAAAGCAAACGCTCTTGCCGAAAAAGCCCACGAGCTTTTTCCTGATGCCAAAGTCGCGCCCCTCCCCAATGCCATTGTCCCGTCTGTTCTCATTGAAAAGGCCCCACCAGCGGACGCTAGCGAGGCCGTAAAAGCCCTTGGAGGAGAGATGAGGATTACGTACCAGTTCCCAGACCAAGAAGCGCCCTAAGGCGCTTCCACTTAGCAAGTTCCTTCTCGTGGTAGTCCTCCCACGAAGCGATGGTTTCACTCAGCGCTTTGCAAGCCATTGCCGGATCGTCGTCTGTTAGCAGCTCAGCCAAAATGTCTGAAAGATGCTCGGTTTGTTGCTTGTACCAATCGCCTTCTGCAATAAAAGAAAAAGCCATGAGAGCCAGAAATGCTCTTGCATGTTAGACGTTAGGCCCATGGTCCGACAGAAGTGCTCGATCCTGCAGCGCCAATTGGCCAAATGGCAAAGTAAGAGCCAGCAATAGTAGTGTATGCACCGCCAGGAGCTGCACTTAATCTATATTGAGGAATAAAAGTTCCGCTTGCATCAATACTAACAGTTCCTTTTATCAGCGCACAAAATGTTTGATTTGCTGATGTAATTGCACTTGTAATTACAAGGTTTGACGCAGAGGTTGCATAACCTAAAAAGGCAGAAAAAGTAACCATCGAAGAACTAGCCGCTGCAGCATTATCCCGGGACCAAAATATGCTGTAATTGATATTGTTAAGTGTTGCAGTTCCGCCAAACAACGATGCGATAGTATGAGAAGTGGTCCCGGATGTTTTCTGTAAAATATAAAAACTTTCAAAAGCATAAACTGTGCTAGCTGCAAGCGTAATGCCAGCGCCGAATAATGATTGAGCTGTATTAACGTTACTGCCCGCTAAGCCGCCATTCAATCGATAGAACATCATTGATGGAGATACCCCGCGTCCAGACGGAGTGGAATACAGCACTTTCCCGTCATATTCCATTGCCCCTGCAGTGGCAGAGGTTAAATTAGTGCCTGCCTGAAATGACAATGGAGCTAAAGACGTAGTACCAGATGCAGCTACTAGTCCGCTAGTTAAAGTGCCGCCAGTAAAAGGTGCGCCGATGGAAACCATTGTTCCGGCAGAATTTTTCACATAAAGCGTTCCTGCGTCTTTATTCCATGCAGGTTCACCAATGTCAAAATCTGCTCCATTAGGCACTGTCGTGCCATTACGAAGAATGATTTTATTTTGACGAGGCATTTAGAAGGTTCCTCCGTCCACTGTGCTGTTTGTATCAAGATAGTCGGTCCCTGCAACAGCAGCAGTAAATGCAGACGTGCCATTACCCTTCAAGATGCCAGTTAAGGTTGTTGCTCCCGTGCCACCATCGGCAACGGCCAAGGTGCCCGTGATACTAGATGCACCAAGATCAAGCGCAAGTTCTGTGCTTTCAATGACCAAGCCACCATTGGCCTTCAAGTCAACTGATAGCGTGCCTCCTGCCAGATCTAAACCATCGCCAGCAGCGAAACTTACGCCAGTAGATTCAATGGTAATACTGCCATTGCCATTTGTAATTGAAATGCCACTGCCAGCAGTTAGCGTGGCCTTCGTAAGTGTATTACCAGTGGTATTGCCAATTAATAATTGACCATTTGTATAACTTGACTGTCCTGTGCCTCCTTTGTCAACGGCAATGGTCGACGCAGACCATGTGCCAGAAGTGAGAGTGCCAACGCTGGTCAGACTGGACGTAATGATGCCACTTCCTAATGCACTACTACTGAGGACATTGCTGTTGTTAATGAAATAAGACTTACCGCTTGCTACGGCAATGTGTTCACTACTCGTCCATGCGTCAGTAGCATTCACCCAATAGATGGTCTTGTCAGTGTCTCCTTTGAGGAGAATGCCGCCTCCGTCTGCAGTAGTGTCAGTGGGGCTCGTAACACTTCCTAGTTCAATGTTTTTATCGTCAACACTAATTGTTGTGCTGTTGACAGTAGTCGTAGTACCATTGACGGTAAAATTTCCGCCAATCGTGACATTACCAGTGGTGGTAAAGCCATCAATCGTGGCACCGCTCATTGTTAGCGTGCCAGTAAAAGTTTTATTGCCGCTAATCGTTTGAGAGCCGGTAAGATTTACGAATGCACCATCGCCGCCAATGGCAACAACTTGCGTGGCACTTCCACCAGCGCCGCCAGTGCCATAACCATAATAAAGAACGCCATTCCCAGCATCACTTTCGTTGTAGGCAAGTTCAGCATTGGCCAAACTCGCAGGTGCACCAGTGCTACCTCCAGAAGCCCTGCGCTTAATGCGAATGGTGTTGGCCATTAGAAATTGCCTCCGTCAGTAAGAAGATTGGTAGTAATTGTTGCGTCTGCCTTAAACTTTGCAGCAGTAGCATCGTAATAAACTACGCTTCCATCAATTTTAGCGGTTTCGTCTAAATTAATTCCTTTTTCGCCTTTAGGGCCAATGGCCCCCTGAGGACCGTTGCCAAAAAATTCAAGCCTTGGCGATGGTGGAGGCGCCTGTATTTCTATTGCATTACTTTCTTCATTAATGACAACAATGGAATCCTCCGCCTCAGTAATTGAGACAATGGAAGGAGACTGTTGCACAATAACTGTCATTTGAAGCTCAAGCCAAGATTAATAAAGGCATTGCCCTCTACAAGATAATACTTACTATTATCAGGTTCCGTAATCAGCACGTCATACTGCCCCTGCTCTGTAATCCCGCTTGTTCCAGAGGCTTCTAGACGTAGCTTGAAAATACCGCTAGCTTGATTTACGTATGATACGGCAAAATCAGCAAGCTTAGAACTTCCTAGGCGATCATATAGCTTGGACGC